TCGATCTTAAACGACGATATTATCTCTTGTACCTGGGCAATATCGCGCCCAGTAAAAAACAACGCAAGAACCATTAAGTACGACGAGACAAAAGTAAATCCAAAGATCAATGCTAGGTATCGCTGCGCAACTTTGAATGGCGCGTAAGCACTCAGCAGGTCCGTTTTGGCTTTTGTCTTTGCTTCGATTTCCTCCGTCTTGGAAGTATGCATTGAGTCTATTAGACCAAGACCCTTTGAGATAACATCTCCGCTGCCTAGCAGTGTCGCAAGAATACTCATTCAAAACCCCACAGAATTAACACAAGTAAAAAAATACAAAGCATAGTTTTTAGAAAAGGATCAAAAAAAGGTTGTTTAGCCATCCGTAGCCTCCAAGCCGAGCACTGTAACTTCCGCAGGATCAACTTCGACCGGCTTACAATAAGCTACGATCGGTCGGTAGTTGTCTTCTCGCCTACTTAGCAACCGAGCATCGCTCAGGCAGTGCTGTAAGCGCGACCAATGGCTTGCCACTCTCTCAACGCCAGTGTCGGCGTCCAAAACAACAACTAGCGCAAACACTATGATGTTCATTCATCACTGTTGACGTTGCTGTAGGATCAAAAGCACTTGCTTGACATCATCTTTTGTTTCGGCTGTAACTTCTTCGACGCGTTCAACCTTAACTTTGATCGTCGCGACTTCTTTATCGAGCGCAGTGATTTGCGTTTGATGACGTTCTAGTCGAACCTCGTTCTCCTGGATATCCTCATGGTTTGACTCAGTGTCGCTAGACAATGTGCTAAACGAGGCAATGGCGCCGCTTCCAACGATCAAGACAGGAATGAGAGAGATGAGCGTGCTGATTTTAATTTCCATTAATATTTTCCTTTCCAAACGCGAAAAGCGTCGAATTCACCCGACAGCATTTTCTTGTGAATCAAATCTTTTTTAGCCTCGTTATCTGACCAGGCGATTCCCGCTTCCTTTACCCATTCGGCGACCAGGTGAACAGGGATTCTGCCAACTAGGCGGTTCTCGCCTGTCTGCCCGAGCCCTTGATCTCTAATTTGCTTGGCCTCTTCCAAATACGGATTGTTGTCAAATTGCTTACGAATTTCGATGCCGTTGTGAATCGGCGTAATCGTTTCTTTGATTAGCATTTATTTTTTCCTCTTTTTCTTGCCACCGGGTTTTTTAGTCTTTGAAGCAGGCTTCGATTTTGTCTTGTACATTTCTATTTCCTTTTCGCAGTTTTTTTAGATTGTTTAAAAGATGTAGCAGTTGGGGCGCCCTTGCTCCCAGGCGTGCGCATTTTTTCAACTTTTTTGCCAGCGGCCTTCTGTTTTTTGATTCGCGCACGTTTGGCGTGGATGTTTGCATATAAACCTGGCATCGTTATTTCCTTTTTGCTTTCGTCTTGGCTTTCGCCGAGAGGTCTTTGAAATGAAAAAGCGGAACGCTTGTCTTAGTGTGCGATTTGTTGGAATGTAACGACCCATTTGGCATTTTGTGCATAGTGCCTTTATGCTCAGTCCCGTCGCGCTTGTAATGTTTAACGCCCTTCATCTACTTCCTCCTCGACTTTGCGCCAGCGCATTTCCAACGCTTGCGCGATAAATTATTGGGTGTGTTCGGATCGCTCTGTTTTTTCTTTGGCAGACCCTTCTTTATGCCCAGCGATCGAGCACAGTAGCTGTCGCCTTTAGATGTGCCTGGCTTGACGCGAGCGCCTCCAGACTTTGCTTTACCGGCTTGGCCATAAGACACCTTTCTACCGCTCGCGGTGACCTTCACCCTAGCCTTGCCCTTTGCTGGCTTTGCCATAAAAAATCCCAAAAAAAACCCCACCCTCTTGCGAGGGTGAGGCTTAGTTTTACTACTAGTTTACGCTGCTGTTAAATCGCAGATAATGCCTGACGCTGCTTCGTTCTTGCTGACAAGCGTCAATTCAGTAACGACCTGACGAGTAGTGTTGTCGCCAGATTTTGCCAGTTCGACATTTTTAGTGGGACGTAGTACAGCGACGTTCCACATATCGTTTTGACATATCATTACATTTCTCCCTTCGATTAACCGGGATGGCTGAAACTCAACCGTTCCCCAAGGAGTGACATAAACGTCGAGCGACTTAACAACCTTCTGATCACCAGCCTGGACCTGCGATCGTTGGTTGTTGTTACCAGTGAACCCGAGCGCCTTGTTCATCTGAAACGGCGACAGGTAAACAGTATCGGGGCTCCCCCCCGCAGTCCAGATGGATTCCATCACGCCATCAAACAGAGCCTGATCAAGCACTCGCGTTGAACCGTTGTTAGTCCGAGCACCGCCCGTACCGTTCGGCGCAGCGCCACTGCTGTTTGTCAGAAAACTATCGTTCGTAGTCATCCAAACTGGAGCACCCGCAAGCTCGCGAGCAGTTGTAGCATTACCGGCCACAGACGCATTGTTAGCAAAAAGCGCCAACTCTATGTCCAGCTTTTGCTCTTTTGCGACTTTTATAACTTGGTACGCCATTTCTGAATTTTTTCCAGCCTTCGTCAGACCGGAATCCGTATCAGGAACGACAACTGCGTTTTTGAAAATCTGAGTGCGATTTCCAAGCCGGGTAGTTGCAGTACGTGCCTCTGCTGTCGTTGCATCGCCTTCAATGTGCGCATTGGCTCCAGCAGCTCTTAGAGCATCTGTTTGAAATTCATGCAGGGTTGCAGTTGCTTTGGTTTTTTTACACGTTGAGTAAAAAGGAGTCTCTTCGGGTGATACTGATTCAATAACACCAGAGAGGTCTTCACGGATGGAATTAGCCCCATCATAGCTGTCAAAAGTATTGCTTGGCTGTGCCATTTTACATTCCTCAAGTTTATTGGCCCAAAATTAACGCGACCGCGTCATCGATTGAGCCGGAGTTTCGGAGTTTTTGCTGTTTGTTGCGAAGCTCTTTCTGCGAGGAACTGATTTTTTTACTGCCTGCTTTTATGGGTTTCGTTCTCTGTTTCTGAGTTGCTTTTTCAACAGCTTTTGACTTGCTGTCCATGATCTCTCGATACTTACGAGCATCGTCAAGCACGCGAATTGCGCGATGGTCTACGATCGCGGATATTTCATCCGGCGAGTAACCATATTCGTTACCAGTTGCTAACATCTGCTCTTTCATTGCCTTGCCTTTGGACGGGTCTTTTAGGTCGGGCATGAGCTCAAGCAAACGTGTCATTTCCTGGTTGCGATGCGCTTCAAGTGCTAAATTTTGAGCATGGAGTTGGTCGTTTTGAACTTGTTGAATTTTTTGCATCTCACTTTGATAGGCGCCCATATCTTGCTCATACCGCGCATTTTGCTCGACGTATCCGATTGGATCGGTGTCTAACAAAGCGATGTCTGGCTTAACTGGTTGCCGAGCTACGTTACCATTTTGCAGATGCTGGTATAAATCAGTCACTTGCTGACGAGATTCTAAAAGGGCGTTATAAACCTGCTCAGTTTGCTTTCGCGCCTGGGCGTTTTCTTGCATCCCTTTTTGAACGAACTGCTGACCCGAGTAACCCTGCTTGAGCTCTTGGAGGGATACGGCCTTCTCTTCACCGTTAATTTTAACGGTGTAAGACTGCTCCTCTTGAACGGCATCGTCTTCGTCGCTATCGTCAATTTCGTCTTCTAAATCTTCTTGTTCCTCCTCTGGCTCGCTTTCGGGCTCGTCAGATTCTGCGGTTTCAGTATCAGGCTCGGCTTCAAGCGCCTCATCCTCATCCTCTACCACCGCTGCGGGTTGCAAGAGTGCTTCTGCGGCAGATTCGATGCTGCCGTCCATCATTATTTTTTCAGTCGTTTCCACGATGCTGATTTCCTCTTTTTGTCATCGACAAGATCGTCCAATTTAACGGAGTTGATTTTGGTCTCGATGGAGTTGAGCGCATCAATTAAATTGCGTGCGCGGGTGATCGCCTCATCGTCGCGAGGCTGCGAAAGAAAAACGCCGATAGCGTCGTTTCTGACATCCGTTGTGAGCTCTTGGAACGCTTCATCAGCAGCAAGCCGAGCGTACTTTTGAGCCTTTTCTTTTGAATTCAAAATCTACCGCCGGTCACTGCTTGTGCTGGGGTTTCTTGTGGATACCTGGGGACCGCCTGCGCTTGTTTAACGCCTTGCACATCGACATTGGTTTGATACTTGCCGTAAATTTCGGCGGCTTTTACAAGCAAATCTTGGTCCATCTGATCGCGCTGTCGATCGTCTTGCGCAATAGCTTTCTGAGCATCAATCTGCAAACGCGCCATATCCGTTTGCGATTTAGCTTGGGCTTTAATTTGCTCCGCTTGGAGATAAGCAGTTGCTTGGTCCATCGGCTGCTCTTCACCGCCCTGCGCCTGCTGCATGAGCATCATCTCTTGCTCTTGGTTCATGGGCTTGAAGTAGCGATTGATGTTGCGTAGACCGCCAAGCGCAAGCATATCTGCCAGGGTATTTCTGATCTCAGTCATGCCGACTAACCCGTTCGTCGGGCCGTAATTTTGGAAAATCTGCACTTGCATATCTAAGGCTTGCTGCAGCGCCGCCAGGCGCTCTCCCTCTCTACCCGTTCCAAGGCCGACGTTGCAAGTAACATCCATTTCTTTGTTCCAATAACGCGGATCGACTTGCATATAATCCGCGCCAGCGACTGCCTGCATTTCAATTTTGTCGCAATTTTCTACAGTTAACTTCAGCATTAGTTTGAATAGCTGAGTAACGCCGCCTTCGGCCAGATTGCGCGCCATCACTTCGATTTGTGACGCAGAGCCCTGCACAACAGCATTTACAGCCGTTGCGGTGGTGTTGTTTAGGGCATTTGTGTCAAGTCCTGATGACGCCGCCGATACACCCGTTTTTTGATCGATTTGAGCGTCAAAATACTCAATTGCACCCAACGTCTGCCCAGCAACAAAAGGCACGGTTAGGGCCGTTATGGAGCCAGGCTGCTTTGTTCTAACAATGCCGCCAATCTCATTGTTTAGCAGATCATCGTTGTTCACCATTCCATCAACGATTTCTGTCCTTGGATTATTAGTCAGCGCGACATTATCCAAAACACCGCGCAGCATTGCGGTTGCAGCGTCTTGCTCCGAAAAAAGAATGTCAGCCAGTGAATGACCAAAAACCGTATGTGGCTGCGGATCGTGCTCAAAAAGTGCAAAGGGCAAGTGACCCCAGGGCTCATAGTCCAAAAGCTCATCTGAGGCGCCACCTAGCAAAATTTTGTGCAGCGAGGGACTGCCTGTGCCGTCTACGTCAATCTTCATATAAACTTCAGACACGATGACCTTTTTCATCGACGGATCAAGTCGCTCTTCATTATCGTCGAGACTAAAATTCTGACGTTCAAATTTCTCTTCGTCAGCAAAATTGTCGGTGTCATGCCCCGTCAATTCAGACACAACCTCGAAGTCGTATCCCATCGCAACTAGGTCAGCAACGAGCACTTCGCGCTTGTGCACAACCGCATAGCTATCTTCTAAGCTCGTAGCTTCGCTCGATACAAAAAACTCTTCTGGTGGAACGCACTCGATGACTAGATCGCCGTACTCTTCCTCAACAGATACTTTTACATTGTGGCTTGAACGCTGGACCTCCATGCCCATTTGATCAATTTCCATTTCTATCGTTTCGGTGTGCTCAATAACTTGCACTCGCGGGTCGTTGACGATCATCGAAAACTCAGGGTCAGGCAAATCCTGATGATCAAATACTTCGCTTTTTTTCTCAACATCCCAATAGCATTTGATGATGCCGCACTTTTTAAGCAGCGAATCTTGAAACGCATCAGACAGCACTCGGTAGCCGCCTAACTGATTGAATTTGTAATTGACGTACTTCGTTGCCTGCTCTGCAAATTGCGCGTCATCGGCGCCCATAGGCGCAAACTCAACGGGCTTGTCAGTAGATAAAAACACGCGCATTAGGCTTGGTTTAATTGCTCTGATCTTGTCCCTAATCTTTGTGCTGACGATTCTTGACCTACCATCCTCCTCACCAATATCGACACCGCCATCGTAATACCGCTGCGCCTTTAAACGGTCTTCGACAATCTCAGAATTAATAAAATCTTCGGCGTTATCGACTGCGTCGGCGGCAATGTTTTTGATGTCATCGTCATCAAGTTTTTTCAATTCCATGCTTTTTCCTCGGGCATAAAAAAACCGCCCGTAGGCGGTTGAGTAATTAGATGCTTAACTTTATTTATAAACGGCTTCCAATGGGTCAGCTTCAATCACTTGCTGCTTGACGCCTTGATTAATTCCACTAGGTATACCAGATGCACCCGCTTTAATGGACTCGTATGTTTTGCTAATAAAAGCTGATTGAGGTTTAGATAATATTGCTCCTTGACGCGCCTGATCAAGTAGCTTTAACGCAGCTTCAGCCTCTCTGCCCCGCGCTTGAGTTAACACGGTGGCAACCTCAGAAAGAATTTCATCTTTTTGTTCTGCCAATGCCTCTGGGGTTTGCTGG